CACCAACAGCAGTATCAGTATTTCTTACTTCACAACGAATCGGAAGTGAAGGTTGGCTCCAATAAACATTTTCTTCAATATTGGAATGATTGAATTCATGGCAATATACAAGGCTTCCACCAATCACAAATCCACAACGAATTCTACCGACACCTAACCACTGGAAATCAGTTGCAAATAACTGAGTTTTTGTAAAGTCAAGACTGATGCTGGAAATACCAACACCATTCATGGAATCTAAACTCCAATTAGATTGATTGACAACAGTATCTGAAGCAATGCCAGAAACATAATCTCTCCTTACCAGGGAGACTGTTCCATCACCCTCTTGCTGAACAAATACTCCATTTCTATCATCAAAGTATCCAGTTCTTTTAACAGTATTCTCCCTAACATCATTAAAGTTAAAACTAGAAAGAGCAAACTGAGATTTACCAGGCATGTAGTGATGATACATTCTGGATTGATGTATCACATAATCAGTAGAACCTACACCAACTACAAGAGATGCTGCTGCTTTATTTCTAAGGTATTCTACTGTTGAACCAACACCAATTTTTTTAGTAAGAATTTCTTCATTAAGTCCATATTGATGTGAATAGTCTGCAAGTGTAAAAGGTTCTGATGTTCTTGATCTCCCAAAAGCATCATACCCACCACTGCCAGAACCAGTGGATACTCCACAATCTCCAATGTTGCCGTATCTATCGGCACACATGAAAACTTCGTGGAGAGTTCTTTCTTGGTTTAGATAATCTTGTGTATTTTTATTCCACTGAGCCATAATCTTCCCATTGCAATTTACCTGGATGATACCTCTTTATGTCTGCGATTTTAACTTCTGGTTTTGGTTCTACTGGATAAATTCTTTGAACAATTACACCAGGATATTCTCCTTGAAGTTGTTCTGCAAGTTCTTGAGTTGTTGGAAGTCTCATAGAATCCTTTTTTTCTAGTCGCATTCTGTAGATACTTCCCATCCAGACTACATCAGCAATATATTGATTTTGCTCCTCAACTTTTTGCTGAACAGGATCGTAACCTACATTGAGAGTTCCGTTAAAGTCACCTTGAATGGTGACACTCTCGGACATGAACTGTTTGAATGATTTCATCAGTTACACCTCCAACGACGAAGTGCTTTGTTAATTCTTGAATCTGGATCTCTTGCAGTTTCTGCAGAAGTTAATCTCTTTTTCATTCCTTTCATACGACTGCAAAATGATTTGCGGCGATCTGCTCTTTTTCCTTTCGGATTTTTTTCTGTTACGGCAGTTTGAAGTTTTGAACCTGGATTTTCACGACGATATGCATTAACTGCTTTTTGACTTAATCCATCAGTTTTATCTTTACGATTGACTTTCTGCCAATCTTCTGTTTGCAAAAACTGCTCACCTGGTTTGATTTCTGAAATGTTATATGCTAAAACTCTTGATCCAGGATATACTTTATTAATTTGATCTTGGACATCTCTTCTATTTGGCACAGAAACTTGAGGGAAGAACATCTTCATTGCATAATACTTACCTCTCCAAGTCAGAGTTACAAGAATAATATTTCCTGTTTTTGATGGAATTCTTACTGCTTCTTCGAGTTCAATCTCTTCACTTACTGATTTCCATCCTCCACCTGCTTTTTTATATTCTTTTGCAGCCCAACCATTCGCATATGCAGAAGGATAAACATCAAACTTTGATTTTGCCCTGGACTTCATTTTTGCCCATAAAGAAGGATTAGTTGGAACATTTTTCTCTTCAAGTTTTTGAAGTTCTCTTTCACCTTCAAGTTGTTCTAGAATTTTTTTAACTAATGGTGATTGCTCTTTTACGCAATTTGGAACCATCTTTTTTCCTTTCTTCTTCATGCCAACTTGCTTATATCCAATCCAGCATGGATCATTTTTTACTTCGTTAATTTTATTAGATACCATTTTTGGCGCTCCCCCTTTTCCCGGACGATCTGCGACTGGATCTTTTTTTCTCTTTCTTTTTACAGCAGAAGCAATTTCACTTTTAGACATTTTTGCTGCTTTCTCATTTGAAAGACACTTAGGTTTTGGTTCTCCAGGTTCACGAGCACACGGGCCCATTGCTTCACCTTTAGTATTATATCTCTTCCAGTTTCCCTCTGGATGAGACTTTGAAAACCAATTCCTAAGATCTTCGTTCATTTTAAATAGTATTGTCTTTTTATATTTATTATTTATTCTCCATCTACTCCTTTTTGTTGCTTTAATAGTTTTGACAATTCTGCAGTTGATCCAACAAAAAGTGCATTTGTAACATTAGTTGGGCCTTTTTGTCTTTCTTCTTCAACATCTTTGAGTTTCTTTTGAAGATCCATTAATTTATCTGTTGCGTCCGAAACATTTTTAATCAACTGTCCTGCAACTTCATATGCTCTTGGCATCTCACTTTCTTGTGCCAGTTCTAAAATGCCATTAATAGCTTCTTGTCCTTTTTCGATTATTGAATATAAGTTACTTCTAGTATATTCATAATCTTTTTTTATATCATCAATGCTCGATGATATTTTTTTAACCTCGACATTTGTTTTTTCAATTTCTTTGGAAATAACTTCTCCAGTTACATTAAAAGTTTCATTTAAATTGTCAAATTTTTTATCCATATTTTTACTTCCAAATTAGAAGTTTCCATCAAAACCAAAATCATCTCCAAGTTGTATCAAGTCTGCATCTACAGAAGTAATAAGTTTAACCTCAGATCCGGAAACATGATTTGAAGTGTTTGTATTTTGATACCCACGCTCTACCGTAAGTTTATTGCCAGATTTTGATGCAACCCTAAAGTTTTCATTGCCAATTACAATAACACTATTACTTGTAATTGATGATGCATCATTTACCGAGAATAAAGTTGCAATTGAAGTAATGTCTTCGGAAAGATTTGTGACAACATTATTTGTATAACTTTTTGTTGCCGTTGGAGTAACAGAATATGTAATTTCTCTTGTTGGTGTATTAGTTTTATCTCCTGCAATATATCCAACAGAAACTCTTTCCACAATATCTTTGGAAACATCTTTGACTGGCCCAAAGAGATATGTCTTAGCGGAAAATCTGAGTGTATAAATTAGTGCTCTCCTAGTATCAAAATTTCCCTCATAGTCATCATTCATGGAGAGGCCTTCTAAGACAATTGGAATATCTCTTTTTTCTCCTATAGATTCTACTAAATCAATAGTTATATTATATCCAGGTTGAAAATATGGTAATATTTGCTCTATAATTTGAAGCATATCGTCATTCAACTTAGTCATGACATTAAGTTCAAATTGCATCGTATAAGGAACAGGCATAAAAACACTTCTTGGGTTTGTTTTATCTGAAGATAATCCAGATAAAAAAGTTTGAGTGCTTGAAACTTTTCTTGAGGTATCATAACTCAATCCAACAAATTCAAAGGACATTCTTGGCAATGTCATTTGAATTGGATTGTTTATATTTGGAGTCTGTTCCAATCTAGCTAAAAACTTTTGAGTGGGCCCATATGCAAGAGGAACTTTTACCACACTTTTTACGTTTCCAGAATCATCGAAATGTTTGATATCAATATTATTAAAAAGCGATCCAAATGCTATAATTGTTTTTCTGAATATTTCGTGATAAAAATACTCAAACATAATTGTTACCTGTGATACTTATACACCATTATGCACTATTTAGGGCATTCCAAATGGATTAGATTCTGTAAAATCTATTATTTGATCTGCTTCCTCCTCAATTGTATCATTATCTGCATAAGGATCTACTAAATTGTCGGTATTGATTGTTCTAATTTTATACGATGCTCCAGAGTCTGATCCAGTAATTGTTTCATCTGAAGAAAAACTTCCATCTAAATTTGACACTTCCAAAATATTTGTAATCGCATTCCAAGTCTTAACTCTTGCAGTCGTTCCTGTTGTTCCACCGGTTACAGTTTCATTAAAAATAAATGTTCCAATACCGGACATATAAGGTGATGAAATTGTAATTGATGGTGCAATCGTATATCCAAGTCCAGCATTAGATATGTAAATAGAAGTAACAACTCCAGCACTATTAATATTTGCGTTTGCAGTTGCTGTTATACCAACTCCAGGCCCACTTATAGTAACTGTAGGTGTTCCTGCATATCCAGAACCGCCATTAGTGACTGTTATGATGCCAACAATTCCATTTTCAATAGTTGTGGTGGCAGCTGCCCCAACACCACCACCACCTATAAACGCTACTGAAGGTGCAACAGTATATCCATATCCAGGATTTACTATTTCAACTCCTTGAACTTTCAATGAAGATTTATTACCAAAACAATCAACCAAGTCTCCTATCATAGTAGCTACTCCAACCGCTGTTAGTCCACCACTAGGAGCAGAAGAAATTGCTACATTTGGAAGTGTTGTATATCCAGAACCTCTATTTGTAACTGTTATTAATCTTACTCCACCATTTACAATTCCAGTAATAGCAGTAGCCGTTACCCCACTTCCAACTAATTGAAGAGTTTGAATATATCCCTTTTCAACTAAATTATCATCAATTTCTTCAACATTTGTATCAACAATTTCATCTTCATACCTAAACAATTCACATTTCAGTTCATAAACATAGGTTTTTTGAAGTTGATAAAATGGACTTTCGTGCTCAACAAATTTTATTTCAAATAATCTATCTCCCAAAGGAAAATAAACTAAATCCCCCTCTTTTGGCCTTGTAGATAATTCTATATTTGGTTGATTTTTTATAAGAGGTGAAATATAATTTTCAAATCTTTCTTTCGATATTGTTATGGTTAGATCATCTTGAGATTGAATACCAAATTTTGATAAAATCTCCCCTTGTCCACCATATCCATCGTAAGAATTTACATATGCTTCTATTGGATATGCAGAATTAAATAAAGATTCGACAACTTCTTTAATTACCGTATTTTTTGTTATGTATTTTCTAGGTAAATAATATACTTCAACTCCATACATGCGAAGCTGTTCATTAATTAAATCCTGAACTAAACTTTGCTCTGTTTTTGAACCTTGTTGAAAAAATGGATTTAACATATTAACCAATCATATCTAGTGGAGGAAGTTCGTAAGTATTTGACATTTTTTCCATTATTACATCAATTTCTTTTTGTGCATCATCATATATTTGCCTTCCATTAAGTTCAATACCACCAGGAAGTTTAACTCCTTGAAACTTAATTAAATTTTGTCCCCATTGACGTTTAATTAAAGATGTTAAATACATTTTTAAAAATGAATCATTCCAAACTCTTGTATAATCATTTGCATCTAGTGTTCTGTAGCAATCTATTATCAAATAAGTCTCTGTCGAAATACTTCCCCAATCAATATCTAAGTATAATCTATCCTGCCTCTGATTAAATCTGATTTGTTTTTCAGTAGTAAGTAAAAAATTAATATCTTCCAAATATGTTTTTGTCATTGCATAAGTTAAAAGTTCCGTTGAACCCCAATAGTAAATATCATTTAAAAATAATTGATATTTTACACTAAACATATTATTTGTTATTGTATTAGTTCCATCAAAATGAAATATTTTATTAATTCCAATTACAGATGGTGGTATCTGCAAATAATTACCAGTTTCATAATAATTAAATTGTGTTGTCAGTCCAACATTATGATCTACCGTTGTTGTAGTAACTCCAACACCATCTATTGTTGCCCTTCCTCTATTAATATCATCTTCAGTAACTCTATATTTTAGATAAGTCTGTATAACACCATCAAAATGTCTTTCGTGAAAAAATTGAATGGCGTCATCAACCAAATCTTCAATTTGCTCGTCAGCAACGTTAATCTCCAAAACTGGTGCTCCGAGTTTTCTTTTACAATAATCTATTAATTCTTGTCTTGAAGAAGGTTGTGCCATTTATTTTTTAAACTTTTGAAGTATTTATCAAATGAGTTTTGATATTACCTCTTGCTGCTTTAAATATAACTTAAGATGTGATTTTGCATGATTTTTAAGAGAATCAACATCATTAATATTATCTATTTCTCTGGATAATTTTTCATATTCAAATAACTTATCCATAGTTTCAAGTTTAATTTTATCAGGATCCATTAGACAATCTCCTTAAAAGTTCTTTAATTTCAGATAAATCGTTTTTTACACAATCAATTTCATTTCGTAAAGATTCAATCTTTTGAGATTCATTCATTTTAGATTGTTTTAATGACATATAATTTTTATACTCAGTCATATTAGTATTAATAATTGCTTTTGTATTTCCATCTCTGAGTAAATTTGTATGTCCTTCGACTTTATAATAAATCATCTTATGCTAATGCGATGACTCTCAAATCTCTTAAGATTGGAGGATATGCTTGATTTGTAGAAGAACCGATTAATTTAATACTAAAATATCTAAAAGATGGCAATTCGTCGATAGTAAATTCATAATCTCGGAAAGTCAGTTCCTCAATATTAGAAGAAACGATGTCAGTTTTTGGAACCAAAATGTCTGAAGTTCCATCACTATTTGAATTATTAATGACTCTACCAATACTATCCAAATTATTATATCCTGGGAATGGATAATAGACTGCCGTTTCTTCGGGATCATTTTGTATTGCATAAAGAGCTCTCAAATCACTGAAATTATTAACATATCCAGCAACAAGAACCTTGATTGATGTAGAAGGAACTTCTAGTTCGATTGACTTAGTGGCATATACAAACGCAGATGGATCATCATCTAAAGTGGAAACTCTATCATCAGTTGCGTAATCCGCAATTCTATCATTCACTCTATTTGAAATATAAATCATACCAACACGATCTAAATCAATTGCTGGAGAAACATATGAATTTGAAGATGATAAATTTAAATTGAGTGTTAATGATTTTCCACCAGGTAAAGATGTAAGTTTAGTATCTTCATTAACGTTTGAGCAAACAAGTCTTGGGGAGTCGAAATAATTATTTGTATTTAAACTAATTTCTTGGAATCCTTTATCTACAAAAGAGTCTTCACTTCCATCTACACTTGTTCCACTTACGGTTCTTATTCTTGAAGTAATATATGTTTCTTTAAGAACTAAAGTTTGAACATTTGGCCTTATGATTTCATACTGAATATTTTGTGTTGCATTTACCCCAGCACCACCGGTGGATTTAGTATCATTAATATAAAGTTTTGGAAATGAAGTGCCTACACTTCTATCAACTTGTCCAAATGGAAGAGAATCTGTTTTTCCATTTTGCGATGTGTCAAGTTTTATATTATAATAATCCAATCCAATTGGATCCGAAACCGTCGCATCTTGTAGAGTATGGGTTAAATTAATTCTTCTTAGAGATATTCCATTTAACTCGTACTTGTAAACAGGAGTTCCTGCATTATACGTAAATGATTTGGTTTGATCTATCTCTCTTGTAATTCCAAGTAACGATGTTCCCGTCGTCCCCTCATAAGCAATTATTTCATCTCCAATTAATACATATCCAGGATTTGTGCTACTAATTCCAACATTCTCAAATGTTCCAAAATCTGATGCATTATCTACAAGAATTGACGATGTTGAAGTTTTATCATATGCAGTCGTTAACTTTGTTGGTTTAATGTCTGAAATTGCATTTGATATCACTACAGAATTTTCTTCTGCGTGCATTCCATGATTTTTATGATTTACTTGAATATGCAATCCATCATTAATAGTAGTAATTCCATCAGCAGGTATTATTACATTTCCACCAATGGAAGAATTTAATACTGTAGTAATTCCCAAACTGTTTGTATATTGAAGAGTACTTCCAGTTCCAACATTAAAATCTCCCTGAACATTATCAATTATCAATTCATTCTCACCAGAGGTATTAACCAAAGATAATTGAAGATTTCTTCCAAGAGTTTCTGATCCAATTTGATTTGCTGTTAAAACATCTCCAATTACATAACCACTTCCGCCAGAATTAATTGTTGCACCAATGGCAACTCCATTTGAGATTGCAATATTAGCTGTAGCATCTCTACCAGATCCAGTTATAGCATCCAGAGAGACGTTGGTGAAGACATAATATCCCGATGCAGGAGTGTATCCAACTCCAGCATTGATAATATTTAATGTGCCACTAGCAGATCCAGCAGATCCAACATAATCTCCTGTGGCATTTGAATTCTGTTGAGAAATTGTATTTCCAATGATCAATCCAGTATCTTGAACCGTAGTTCCAAGTCCAACTCTAATTAATTTTGAATTCATTTCAAATGGATCTCTGATCAAAGTTGCAATCTGATCATTTCCTAATTCTAATTTTGGATTATAAAAATTAATATTTCCTGTAGTCTCTGTGAAGTTTGCCCTATAAAGAGTAAATTTTAAATCTTCATATGGACTTTCATTCCAAGTTGATGCATTTTGGGATTTAAACAATCCTCCAGACAATGGTTGTTTTGTAACAACAATATCATCAGATTCAACTCCAGAAGCAGTTGTAATATCAACTTCCCCCAGTCTAGATATCCATACTTTAAATTGATTTGAATTTGATAATAAAACTATACAGTGAAATCTTTCTCCGACAAGATATACTGGCGATGGAAACGTTACTCTTGTGGGAATAGTCGCATCATCAGACACATTTACATCTTTTGGATCAATTACAACTTCACTGAAAGGATAAACATTTTCCGTTGGAAGTCCTAATTCCATAGTTCTTAATTGAACTGTAACGGGAAGATTATCATCCTTACTATAAAAATATAAATCAACCGAAGTTACGTAAATACCACTTTGAGGTTCTACGTAAAATGATTGTGCCAATGGATCTAAGACATTCATAGTACTGTATAACTTTTATTTTTCCTTGATACTATATTTATCATGTATCTCCTCGATCCAAATCCCATCTTCTTATTGCTTCTGGGCCCACAACTGCTTTTTCCCTATATACCCATGCCTGAATACTTGCCAAAGTATATCCATCTGCAAGAGCTCTTTCAACAGCAGCTGCGCCAAGGACTGCCCTAGTTCCCGGAGCAGCAGGTGCGGGCCCTGGAATCGCCGCAGCACCGCTATATGCAAGAGATTGAGAACCTCCAACGTTTTGATTTATTATTCCAGTTGCTCCCGTTACAGTTGGGCCTAACTGTGGTGCAAAACCTTGATATTCTCTTGTCGATGGACTTGGTTCTTCCGGTGGATCAGTATTTCTTGTGCTTGAATTTCTTGAAATAACTGTCGAAGGGCCACTTTCAGATACTGATTTAGATTCACTTACAGTTTCAGTTTCAACTCTAGAATTTCTAAGTACAAGAATATTTTCCTGTACAGTATTAACATTTCCTTCGACATAATAAGTCTCTTCAGCAGATGTAGATGCAGCTCCCGGTATTTGTGCATTAGTTATGTCACTTGTCAATCTGATAGTTTTTGATCCCGATTCAAATCTAGGATTTGAATCAATATTTGGATCTGGTATCCAAAGAGATGCAATTAAAGTTCCGACATTATCAGAAATTAATCTAACATTTGTAATTGTTGCTTCAGCACCGCTTGTTTGTCCTCTCAATGAAAGTCCAGATAAAATATATCCATAATAACTACCTTCTGGTTGATTTGATAAACTATATGTATCTACATTCAATATAGAAGATGTTGATGAATATGATGATGGTATCGTAAAGTTTATATCATATGGGCTAGTTACGAAGACATCACTTGGATTGTTATATGCTCCATACTTATGATTTTGTTGTGCTACTCTAAATTTAATTGTATTGCCAGCAGAATTGGAACCAATTACAGTCTCTCCAACCTGGAATGTTCCAGAAACCATCGATATTTCAATAAGTTTTGGAATAATATAATTATCCATACTCACACCTTCAAAGAAGGTATATAATCTAGTTAATGGCCTCATTCTCTTAGCAGTAATCTCAATGTTTCTTTTTCTAACAAATGGAATTACTTGAGAATTTAAAACTCTATCTCCCAAAGATGAACTATCAAATTGTTCCTTTACAACCTTTCTAGTACCTTGTCTTGTTGATGTGCCAGTTCTTGTTGTTGTTGCTAATACTTCTGTTGTCGTTGTATTTCCTTGAGTTGTTGTTCTTGTAGTTTTTGAAGTATCTTCTCCAGTCCAAACGGTTTGCCATGAGTCCCAAACAACAGAACCGAATCCAGTTTGTGCATCAAAACCATCTTTTTGCAATTGTAAAACTGTTTCAGTATAATTTCCTTCCGCATTGATAGTTTTAGCACCAAGTCTAACTTGATCCACCCATACATCTGATGAGGGGAATAGTTCTATTGTTCCACCATAATAAGAAACACTATATGGAGTTACATTTTGAACTCTAGTTGAATATGGTTGATTTATTTCAGATACTTCCTGATAATCAAGAGTAAGAACTTGTCCCGTTCTCTTTACACCAGATCCAATTAAATTACCATCAAAACGACTATCTGCTAGAGGATTTGCTTCTGTCCCAATTCCAATTAATGTATTTGTTCCAATAATAAGATCCGTTTGTGTTGTATAGTGTGTAGGCCTTAATTGCGAATTGGAAATATCAATTGAATTTTTTACTCCAGTTACTTTTTTCTGAGAAACTGTTGATGAGAAATCATCAACAAAAAATCCTGCCTTAAATCTATTAAGTCCATTTGCATCTTGAATCAACAAATTTGAGGTGTCAACTTCAAGTAAAGAAAGAGCAGTATAATATTCTAAATTTTCAATTCTTCTTTCAAGTCCTTGAATATCAACCATTCGATATCTTTTGTGTTCAGCAAGAGATATATTAATATCATTGATATTGCAAAGATATGGTGGAAGATATGCTGTTGCAACTTCTAATGCATCTTGAATTGCTAATGGAACTTGAGGAGTTTCGGATGGTTCCCCTATACTGTTTTGGAAAATACCATCTTTTGTTAAGAAAATTCTATCAACTCTTGGTAAGTAGAATGAATATGAAGTTATAAAAGATTCATCGGAAGCAAGAATGTTTGAAGCTGAATTTCCAGTAGTAGTAAAAGTTCTAGATAAAAACTCAAATGGAGAACGTGAATTTTCAGATACTGTGTATGGAGCAACTCTTTGCCTAATATCAATCAAATCACTATTTCTAATATTATTAGTAGATCCAATATCGCAATAATCATATTGCTCATATGAATTTACTGTGGTAATATCTCCAGTATCAGATTCCAAGAAACTTGCATATTCAAATACAATTTTGAGTTTTTTAGTCGGTTCTTTAGATGTTGTTTTTCTAATTACTTTGGAATAATCATAGATAGAATTTTTTAATCCTTCTGTCAGAGTATAATTGGAAGTTATATTATTATCACCAATGTCAATCGCACCAATAACAGCAGATATACCAGATTCTTTAAATACTACAGTTTCACCTTCCACAAATGAAGTAGTATTTAAGTTTACATAATTAATTTTTAGATCATTTACTCGCTCAACATATATGCCAACAGCATTGCTGGATTGTCCAATAAAAGTATCTCCAACTAAAAGATCTCCAACCTTGTTTGTTGGCCCATCTAAAGAAGTGAAAATGATATTTGGTAATTCAGGATCTGATGTATTTTTAGACTCAAATACACCATAAAGTTTTGTTACATCTGGGAAAAGTAAACAAATATCTTGATCTTGAACCCTAGTACCATATGCATAATTTCCATATGTCAAGCCATCGTTTAAAGTTGTATTTCCAATACCAGAACCTTCATACTTAGATTTATCTACTACTATTGTTTGTACCTTATTCCTATTTTTAATTTTCGATTTTACACTTATCTTTCTTAATGTTGCAATTAATTTTGCATTTCCATTTGAACCAAGTCCACTAATTGTAAGTTCTTTAGATCCCAGCGAAAAAACAAACTTATCTTGTGTAAGTTCTTCGGTAGTTCCATCTTCTCTTATAAGAGCATATCTTTCTTCATCAAATGGTAAAAAGGTTTCATTATCCCCAGCAGTAATAGTTCCAGTAGAATTTGAAGATATAGTTACATTAAACTGCTTTCTAATGACTAAATTTGAATCTGTTAAATCTATAGATGAAATAAATCTTTTTGGTAAAACTGTATATAAAGTATTATCGGAAGAAGATTGTAATCTACTTGTTAGAATTTTAAAATCTGTTGGATTAATACTTGAAGATGGTAAAGCACCTTCACAAACTCCAGTTACAGTTGTAACTCCAGAAATTGTAATGGCATTTTGAGATACAGACTCAATTTTTGAAAAAGTGTTAACAGTCAATCCTGGTTCTGTAAACGATACCAGATTTCCAACTGTTGCAATTCCTGTGAATATCGTGTTTGGAGAAGTGACTGTACTAATTCCTCCAGAAGCTGCTGAAATATTAACAGTTCCAACATCTGTTAATGTAGATTGCTTTACGTCACCGGTAAAAGTATATGCGGATCCTACAATACCATATATTGATTTAATATCATTAGTTGACTTTTCTGTTATTGCTGTAGAAACTCTAGTATTTTCAATTCCATCAAAAATTAATTTTTCTCCAACAGAAAATTTTCCGGAAGTATTATATGCAGTAATTATTCCAGAATTAGTTGAATCATATCTTAAAAATCCTACTGCCCCACTAGATTTTCCTTTTATATGAGTAGGAGTAGAAAGTGTAATTGGTTCATTAAGTACTATGTTTGTATATGTTTGAACATCATATAGTGCAATATCCCATTGATTTAAATTTGCATTTGCTGTATCGTATGATCCAGATTCTAAAGCAAAATCATAAACTCTTGCTAATCCGATTTCTTCTCCTGGAGCAGTAGTTTGAGAAGTTCCAACCCTTTCATTTCTCAAACTTACAGTATATGAAGTGCTCAATCCAAGAATTGGAGTTCCATATACTCGATTTAAGGTATATGTTGGGCCAGTTAAATAATTAACTTCTTGATTTTGCAAAAACTTTGTGGTTCTTGGTTTTTGAAAGTCTATAAATGTTGTTCCATTCGTAGAAATTTCATATCCTCTCACATAAGCTTTCATCGGTGAGATGACATAAGTCCCTAAACTTTCACTGGGAACATTATTATTATAAGTAATTTGATTTTCTCTAAATATTCCATCATTTCCCAAAAGATTATTTAAAGTTTCTTTCGCAGAAATGTTTGGGATTTTTACATAATAATCACCAGATTCGTCAAATGTTCTTCTCGCAAATTCTTGAGATAATGTGCTATATTCAGTTGTTCTAGTTTGAGTTAAATCTACACCATCTCTAATTTCTTTTAAGAGGATAAAATTGTCAATATTTGTATCGTTAATGTCAATTTTATCAAGTTTTGCAAATATTTGCAGTCTATCAGCACCAGGAGCAGCATAGTTGGAAAATCCCTGAGCATTATCATTCAATGTGGGATCTTCATATGAGTTTACAATATCTTCAAAAATTCTTAACCCAACCTTGTATGAAGGAACGTTGGAATATTGATCTAATAGCAGAATATCATTAAAAACACTTACGAATCTACCTCTAATAAAATAAACACCAGAGTTCATGTAAACAGCTGATGCTAAAGTCGTTGAATTTACAATCGCAAATCCTTCGCCAGATTGCAATGCCTGTGATCCAACGTTTGCAAATTCTTCTTCTAAAGAAACTGTTTCTTCAACTATAAGTGTTTCGCCACTCAAAAATGAACTTCTAGTATCATCAGAAGAACTTGAACTTAAATATGTAACATAAATCGTTGGCTTTCCAATAATTGACAAACTGCCATTTATATAAAACTCAATTCTTGCTCTAATGTTACTAGTTTGTCCTCGAATTACTTTACCTGAAATAAACTGTAGATAATACTCTGGACTTACTCCAAAATATTCATTTTCAAGAATTACTGTTTCTAGTTGATTATTATAACTTACTTCTCCACCAGTGACTTTTGCACCTTCTTTAAATACATGAGAACCAAATTGTTCAACTTGATTTTGCAGCATTGACTGCAATGTTGTCAATTCTCTTGCCTGAACAGGATACCCTGGTTTAAAAAGAACCTGATAATAACCCTTTTTGGGATTATAATCATCATAATAAGGAGAAACGTTGAGATTTATTCCTTTGGGCATGGTTCTTTAAAATTGCAAAATGACTTTAATATCTTCTTTTTGGTTAGACGATCTAGTAATAGAAGGCCTATTGTCAACATAAATTATATTTCCAGAATATTTTTTAACTTCTGGATTTGCTAAACCGCTAATAAACGATTGTCCAAGGTTGTATGTCCTACTATTTATTACGGTAGTTATACCAGTGAATGAGGTATCAATTCCTAAAGATACACTACCACCAGAAATTGTCACAGAACCTCCAGTTGTTGGAGATGCAGTAAATCTATTTAAATTAAATCCATAGGTTGGATTGTTATTTTGCGTTCCATTAGTATTAAATCCAACAAGAGAACGATCTTGCCAATACTTTAATATTCCTGTTGTTTGATCATAAGATACTACTCTTCCAACAGCTGTAGATCCAATACCAATCGTTTGTGTTACTCTACTATCGCCAGCAAAAACTGCAGAACTATAACCAGCACCAATTAATTTCAATGCATAAACTGCACTTGCCTTATCTTCGATTAGAAGATTTGATGAATTATATGTCTGAGGATTTTCAATTATTCCAACTCTTGCAATTTGATTTCCAGTAATAAAATCTGGATTTTCAGTATCATTTTCAATTCTGGAGTAAATTAATACGTTATATGCTCCAAGTTCACGATAAATATCCGCACCATGTCCTCCTTGTGGGGGAATTATTACATCAAATGTTGGCCTTGTAGTTCCAGTTGGAACATTTCCGGATTCTAAATCAACACTTCCATAAGTATATCCAGAACCTCCCTTTGAAACCGTAATAGTATCTACTTCAGAGTTGCTATTGATTACAATTGTTGCTTCTGCTCCAGTACCATCTCCTTTAATTGGAACTCTAGAATAAGTTCTATTAGCGGTTCCAAGTCCAACTCCTCTATTTGTAATAGTAACAATTTTTAATTGTCCAGATGTTGCAGCATTATCTCTTACTGCAGATACGTCAATGTTTGTTTCCCAATTTCTTGGGACTGGCATATAATTTACAGAATCAAACTTTACAATGTCGCTTGGTTTAATCGTATACAAATATTTCCAAATATATCCATCTCCACTTGTTCCAGCTGTTCTTGGTTCCAAATCTGTAAAAGTTGGTTCATCCAATGAAGGAACCCCAGATGGATTTTCTGGAGTTGAACCATTATATAAACAAATGTAAACCCTATAGTCACTATTTAAAACATAATAATTTGCAGAATATAAACTAGTAGATTCTGATGGTTTTGATAAATTAGTTCTACTTATATCATGACGATACATGTCATAAGTAGTTCCGGTTATCCATGTTACTTTTCTTACAACTTGCTTAACATCACCGTCATTAATTTTTTTGAGGGCAATCATTGTATCCCAATAATCATTCTCTTGATTAAAATTATCTTTTGGTGCAGGAGGAGTTGTATTCCAGTCAGAATCATAGTCGGTTGCATTTGGAAGCCCGACAAATGAATAATATGAATTTGCACTGGAAGTTGCTGCTGAAACAAAATTTTCAGCATTTAATATACGAAGTTGATCAGTAATTATTGCAGACATCTGATAATTTTTTTATTTATTTATGTGAGGTAATTTATGAATTTAAGTGGATTAATTCTTTTAACAATTGCTGAAGTAGTTATTCCAGAAATTCCTTCATTGTAATAATTAAATGTTTTTGGAGAAGTTCTAGAAAGAGAACTAATTCTTCCCCAACTATATTCGCCATAAAAATCACTATATCCAAGTCCAGAGAGTCCATTATAATCAGAAACACTAACCGTTACTTTAGCAACATATGTAAATCCAATACCAGCAACATCTGTTTGTCCAACAGAAACGGATGCGACTTCATAAACATTGTCTATAAAGGTTGATCCAATTCCTAAAACAGAATCATTCTGATATAATGAAGTAACTCCATTTCCAACGTTAGAATTATAAACTACAAAATAATAACCAGTTTGAATTCCACTTATTCCTGTTGAAGCAACTCCAACCGGATTAATTTGTGAATCTCTTAAGAAAGAATCGAGAGGAATTGCCAAGTCAAATACAAGTCCCGTCGAAGCAACTCCGACTGAAGTTGTTTGTATTCCAGATATAAATCCAAAATCACCTTCATAGACAGATTCTTCAATAATTTCATAGTTTATTGCAGGTGATTCAATTAAAACTTGAGGTGGATTTGTTGTTGTATAACCACTTCCAGGATTTGAAATAGTTATAGAAGAAACTGTTCCTCCAATAGAAATTGTAGATGTTGCACTTGCTCTCAATGTTGTCCCAAGTCCAACAGGATTTGAAATAGTTACACTTGGAGAAGTAGAATACCCAACACCACCATCGGATATTACAATTGAAGATATTGTTCCTCCAGTAGAAACAATTGCTGTTGCAGATGCACCAATTAAAGAATCTTGAGAAACTAAAATAATTTGATTTTGTGATGTTGAATTTTCATTAAAACTGTCAAAGAAAGTTTTTACACTTTCTACAAAAATTTCAGATGAAGAAATCCCAACGCTTTGAATAATATTTGTAGTTGGATAAATTAAAGGTTCATATATTTCTCTATCTTTACCAACTTGTTGTCCATTAATAATTTTATCTTCTGTTTGTCTACACCATATGACAGGCCTTAATAAGTTTGCATCTGGGGTGATTCCAGGGCCACTATATGTGTTTGTATCTACTACATCAGTAGATTGAATGTTTAGAACTAGTCTAGGATCTTCCTTAAGGAATTGATCATCACTATTAAGTCTTAAAGTATCACCAATTTTAACTGTCTCTAAAACATCAACATCAATAGTATCAATAGATCCAGTTCCTCTGTAAAATAGAATTTTTGTAGTATCTCCTACCTTCAGTGGTTCTGAGAATGTAATAATACTTCCACCTTCAAATGTATATGATTGGTTTGGAACTTGAAGAATATCATTCACAAATACTAATAAATTTGCAACAACTTCGATATTTGATCCTTTTCTAGATCTAATTGTTGTCTGTTGCCCATCGATTCTAATTGGAAACTTAACTCTACTTCCATCCACTAAATCATCAATTGGATCAATTACTTGCAGATCTCCTATAACCCATCCAGAGAATTTGTCACTTATTGTTTTATCTACTGTAATTTGAAACTCTCTAAATGCTGCTGTAGGATCTGTAGGGATACCAGATATTCCACCAATATCAAAAGTAAGAACATCACCTTGTCCATATCCATATCCAGAATTTGTAATTTCAAAAGAAATTACACTTGATCCCTGTCCTACAACAATATTTGCAACAGCAGCTGTTCCAAATCCAACGGAAGAAGAACTGTAAACTAAAGGAATATCAGAATAAGAAAGTGGATCATCAATTATAACTATTGGTGGATTTGTTGATGTGTAACCAGTTCCTGGATTTGTAATTGCAATACTTACAATATGTCCCCCACTAATTGCAGCAGTTCCGATAAATTCAACATTTGGAATTCCTGTACTTGAAGTTGCAACTCCAACATTTACAACTGTTTGAATTCCCGATCTATAACCAGATCCACTGTTTCCAATGCTAATTGAAGATATTGTTCCTAGTCCAGAAACTATAGCTGTTCCACCTGCTGAAACAAGAGGTTGATATCCAAAACCTTCAGAAGATCCTACCGAAACTATCATTCCACCACGAGGAATACTTGAAGTGTTAACATCATATGAAGTAGAAGATATATTTCCTGTGAATGTTATTGATGTGATTCCAGAATTTTCTGATAGATCATAATCGCCAATAATATTTACAGAAATTCCAGATCTTTCTGGGCCTTGGAACACATCATTAATTAAAATGATTGAATTTCCAGTTGATATTCCAGTAACATTATTTCCGTCTGAAAGTAATCTAAATGTGTTGTTTAATCCATCAAATCCAGAAGAGATATCATTAAATATGTAATTTGAATCATATTGATCTTCGCTTGAATTTTCAACTCCAGATCTAATGAAAGATCTTCCACTAAATGTTGAATGTGTTTCAATTCCAACCCAATCACGACTATCTGGAGGATTGGTTATAGAACTTACCGGAGTTGGGCCGTATGGAGCAGTAATAAATGTAATAACATTATCGTTGATATTATAGTTTCCATTTATTTTTGTAACGAGAGAGGCGTCGGCATGGGTAGCAAATCCAGTTCCAGCCCAAGCACGTTGAACAAAAATACCGTTAGTTGTTCCAAAACCAACAGAATTAATTCTCATAATTTCATTATTAATCTTAATTAAATCACCTCCAAAGAATGACGTAATTCCAGAGAAAGTAATTATCGTATCTGTTATTGCAATCGGATCTGCCAATAAGGTTGTGATAGCCGTAGAGACAAGAGGTGACTGTATTACATTATCAATAGAAACCAAAACCTTTGAATTTTGATTAGTTGACACAAATCTATGAGAAGTTCCAATTCCAACGGAAGTTAAATCTAGCGTAATTGGAGTTGATCTTAATGCATCTGATGCTGAAACTGCAACTTTAACATTCAATTCATTTTCTTTTACAATGTAAAGAGTTGATGGAAGTTTATCCGTGACTCCAATTCCAGGAACAGAAGTTGATGCAATTCCAATTGCTGATGTTGATCCAGCACCAGAGTGTGTATATCTAACTTCTTCACCAGTAACAAAGAAATGTTCTGGGATTTTAATTGTATCTTCAGTTATATCGACAATGGTAGAAGAACTTCCATCAAAATATCGTTCAAATATTGGTTTTTGTTTATGAGTTAAATTAAAACTTCTAACAACATCAATCTCAGCTCCTTCATAATATCCATAACCAGTTTTAATAAATGCATTATCAAAATCAATTATGTCATTTTCCACATCCTCAGAAGTTAATCCAATTGAATTTTGGAAAACCTTAACTTCAATATCTGAATTAGCTATGGGGGTAAATTGAAGATCTATTTCACCCAATCCATTGACAGTTGCTCCAATAGATCCAAGAGAGGAGTTGGTTCTAATAATTCCAAATTCTGAAATATAAACATCGCTATTACTAACAACTATAACTTCAGAAACTTGATAATCCCCATTTGTAGTATCTTCAACGCTAACAACGTAATATGCTGCTTCATATGCAGAACTGTATGAAGAAATTGTAGTTATTCCTGGGGAAGTTGTAGCAGCAATAGAAGTATGTGAAGATTTTAAGGAACTATTGTTAAGGGTAATAGTTCCAATTCCAGTTGATTCTGTACTTGCTATTGAAATTCTAATGGTATTGATGTCATATTGAACTGCAGTAGTTGAGTCTGGAGTTATGTCAATGTTTATATCAGAACCTGAATAATATGCATAATACGTTCCAAATCCAGAAGTCGAATATGATTCTAAATTTGCAGTATTTAATTGTCCATACTCTTGAACAATTATATCAGAACCATCATGTATAATTGTTAATTCATCCATTTCAAAATATGATCCATCAGTAGCACCAATTTGAACCAAAACTTTCGATGATCTATATGTAGATGCAATTCCAACAACAGTGGTTGCAGAAGAAGTAGATGCAGGTATACTAGTCGTACTCGATCCTACAAAAATAGAATCTCCAAGGTTTGTAGATCCTATAGAGGCGATAGTATTTTCAATATTATAAGAAATTAATTCAACATTAAAATCATTAATTAAACTTCTTGTTGGGTAGAATAATAATTGTCCTTCAGTTCCTGATATTGAGAAGTCAAAAGATCCCATATCATAAACAGTCTCAGATCTTCCATATTGATTTAAATATCCATTTGTTCCATCATGAATGAGAGTTACAAGAAGAATTTGCCTTTGATTTGTAAATCTAGAATCCTCTACAAAAGTTATATATTTTAAAGATCTTGAATCTAAACTAAATCTATCAACAACACTAAATCTTGTTGGCCTAGGATTGCTGCTAAATTTGTCACTTATATCATCCATTATTAAAACTCTATTACCAACCGATTCGATATAATCTTGCAAAACTCTTGAGTTAAAAATTATTTCATCGGATTTTATTTTATTGTCAATAGTAATATTGTTTTCAAATGCAAGATCAAAATCATTCACACAATTCAAATCAATAAATCTTGAAAGATCTGCAATTCCAGTAAAATCCCCATCATTTTGATCTGTACTTATACCAGATATGGTTGGACTGGACTCAATTATCAAGTCACTAAATCTTTTAAATCCCACAGTATGATTGAGAGATCCTACAGCATCATCCCATTTTTCTAAAGATACTTGTGATCTCAATGCATATGAAAAATATTGATAGTAATCACTATCATGAATTCTTTGGAACTTATTATTTAAAAATCCAGTTTCAGTTTGCCAACCTTTGTTCGTAACAGAAGATGAAGATACGGTATAAATGAAATTGTCTTCTAAAACTTTTTGAATTTTTCCTGTTGTTGCAGAAGAATTGCCAAAAACAATTTCACCAACTAAAAATCCATTATTTCTAGTAGATACTTTTAAAATTTCATTAGTATTATCCCAATCCGATACTCTTCCATATCCAGTATTACTCGTAACAATTTCATCTTTAAAAAATTCATTTTTCCTTAGGGTTATATCAAATATTGGAAAATCTTTTTCTGGAATAATTCTTCCGGCAGAATTAATCGGATCAAATGTCCCTGGAACTTCACCATCCGCAATTTTTTCAGAAAGACTATAAGAAACAGTAGCTCCAATTCCGCCAATATTGGGATCAGTTCCTGTAATTGTAAATAAAGAATATCCATAATTTTCGGAATTGTAACCCTTTCCAGTTGATCCTACACCAACGCTTACATTTTCTATTAATACCCTATCACCAATTTCAAAGGGAAAATCTGCTGCATTACTAAAAGAACTTCCTAGGGTTACTATAACATCTTTCGTAGAATCATTGTATGTGATTGAATCAATATCAACACCATTTACATTGTTAACTGGAATTATAATTGGATTTAAATTATTCAAACCCTTAGTGTTTTTAACAATCTCTACAAAGGAATTGCCAATTTCATATTTTAATTGAACATCAGTAATTAAGTCTTGGGAAAGTCCATCCAAAACAATTAAATCTGGTGAGATATAGTAACCCCTACCAACAGAAGATACTCCAATAGTATCAAATGAGGATTGAGTTTCAATTTCCAGTATTAAAGGTAAAGATGCTGTTGGCCTCAAACTCAAATCTGAGGAATAATCAAATCCAATATCTACAATTTCAGTTTTAATTACAGATCCAATATCCTCAGTATTTGGAATCAAAATTGCATTTTTTCCATACTCTGTGTAGATGGAAGAAATTCCAGGAACTGAAGATAAATTCTTTCCAAATGAAGTAATATCAATTTGATTTATTGGGCCAAAAGCTGATAATGAATTTGTAGAATATGATATAATTGCATTATTTTGATTGTAAACAGAATTTTGTGGAAGTTTTTGTGTATTATATTTAAAGGTTGTTGTTCCAAGTCCAACTATAGAATAATATCCATTATATCCACTTTCTACAATTTCAATTTGATTATTGAAATCTACCTCTTCATCTTCATACACCTCCAGTTTAACATCTGGAATAATATCCAAATTTGTTGGATCTAAGCGATAGAAAATATTTTTTGGGGTTGACTCGACAATTCTAAAGGTTAAAGATGCTGTGGTATCAACACCAACTATTCCAGACTTAACAATTTCTACATTATTAGAATCGCTGAAAAAGAATTTATTATTAAAATTGGAGTCGGTATAGAAATTAAGATCAAATGCTGAATATAAAACCGAATTATTTGCAAATGATAATGTCGAACTCGACAAATCAAAAATTATTGAGTCGCTATATGTAAATTCAATTTTTGGATTTATTGGTAAAATTCTTCCAGAAGATGCGGATGTGATACCAACAAGATCTCTTTCGCTTCTAGTTGAAAAATATTTACTATTTGATAATTTAATAGTATTGGAGTCTACAGCCACAACATAATAAATTTTTTCATCTATAAGTCCACCTGATGGAGATGTGGAAGTGTGGATTACTTTTTGTCCTGTTTTTAATCCATGATTTAAAATAGTAATTGAGTTGTCAATAATATTAACATCCCCAGATACAAATGATCTTGGATTTATAATCATTCTTCGATTATAATCATCATATTCAACAACAATAGTTGTCGATAATCCAGAAATTACATTGATGTCTACATAGTCGCCAGTTTGCAATCCATGAGTTGTGGCAGTAGATACAGTAACTTCATTTTTAAATACTTCTCCAACTAAAATATTAGAATAATCTGTTACAAAACTATGAGTATCGCCAGTTCCAACATTTGTCAAATAAAGTGTGTTTTTAGATGCTACTGTTGATCCGACTCCAACAATAGATCCAGTTGATCCCAATCCAACTTTTACGGTAGATATGCCAATTAAATCACTTGACAATTTAATAGCATAAAGAATAGAGTTATTTGAAAGTTGGAATGATGAAGATCCATCAGTAGAAACTGAAACTTGAGTTCCACCATTAGAGTTATAAATTAGCTGATCACCAGTGCTTAACTCATGATTTTTTAAATAAAGTGTTTTAGTTGGAATAAAGATTTGAGTTATTCCAACTCCAGGATTTGCGAAAAATATTGTTGTTCCTATTCCAACTCCAGAAACACTTCCTATGCCTAGAGTTTCTGCAGGGTTAAAGTAAATTTCTTTATTAATTCTTTGATTATAATCATTTTCGGACTGAAAATTCAATACAAATTTTCTTGATAATTCATTTAAAATTGTTCCTGCAGGATAAGTAGAAACTCCAGAAGTTCCATTTTGTGATCTTAGAACACGAATTCTTGAAGAGTCTGAGTCTACGTTCAATATTTTTACTTGTTCTTCTCCAATCTGATAGATATCATTTTCTCTAATTAAATTTGGAGATAATATTCCATAAACTTCAAGATATGCGACTTCACCGGTGTCACCATCAGATCCAATGCCGGAAGACAATGAAAGAGAATTAGTTCTTACAATTATCGAAGATTCTTGCTGATATTCATAAGTTGTACTTACATCAACTAAATCAAGATTATTAAAATTATGGGGAGACGTTGTAAATGCAACATACTTATCACTTTCTCCCCGAGGATAAAACTCAACGCCAGTAAAACTCGATGTTGCTGCACTAACTGATATTACATTCTTTCCAGAAACTGATGATACTTTTGCTGCTGGTTTTTTCGCATCAAGTTCATTTACTTCAAACTCAATATAATCATTTACTTGATAGTTATTTCCGCCGCTAGAAATTCCAATAGAACTTATTCTTCCCTCTACTACAGATCTTACAATAGAACTCTGATAAATTGAATTGGAATTTTGTTTAACTATTTTATTTGGTTGTAAAATATAGTTATACTGACTATTTGGACTGGATAAATTATATGGATATGTATTTCTGAACCAAAGTTTTTCGTTTATATTGATTTGTGTTTGATTAGATGATTGTAAAAAATTAAACTCATTTGGTTGTGACTTATAAGAGTCTCCAATTACATATGGAAATACTGGTTTTTTATAGTTTTCAAAAACTCCAACGGAATCCACAGATCCATTGTTGATTGTCATAAAATAAGCATAAACACCATTTGGATATTCTGGAGTTACACAATATCTTCCATTATGCTCGTCAAGATCTCCACCACCAACAAACTCATAATCTTCGACAAATAATCCTAATGGGAATAAGCTTGTGCTAGGCCTTCCTGGTAAAGATCTTAATTCATATCCAGAAACCATGGATCTTACTGATCCACCTGTTATTGAAGAATAACCATAAGGGCCATATATTGGGTTTCCATCATATGCCCATCCGATGATTGGTGAGTGATATGTTGAATTAATTTCTCTACCATTTAAAATATTAAGATCTGGTTTGTATGAAACGGCACCATTTTTAAACCCACTGCCGAGAACAGATTTTCTTAAATTTCTTGGAGCATATGCATGTAAATATTGAAGTCCAAATTTTCCAATGCTAGATGAAACAAAACCATCATCGTCTGTTATCCTTCCACTTTCGACAAATCTTTCAACTAAGTTTATATTCCAAGGATTAATCTTTGCTTCAAATCCAGCACCACTACCTGCAGATTCAACTCTAATACTTGTATTAGATTGAGTATATCCTATTCCACCATTAATAACAGTAACAGAAGTTAATTGTCCATTTTGAATAACAGGTGTCAAAACAGCACCAGAACCAGTACTACTGTCAAGTATTAAATTTGGTATTGAATTATAATTTGAACCAGAACTTAAAACTACAACATCAACAATCTTATTGTTCTCAATCACAGGAGCAATTTGAGCTCCCGATCCATTTATTGGAGTAAATAATGGTTGTCGATTTAAATTTAAAATTTCTGCAGAACCATAATTTTGGCCACCATTTTCAACATGAACGGATTGAATTTCTCCTCTGAATATTGGTTGAATTTGTGCGTTAAAATCTTGCCCACTTAATGTACTTACACCAATAATTCCATCAATTGTGACTGAAGGTTGCTCATAATTAAAAATGTGAATACCAGATCCCTGATTTTGTAAATTAATATATTGTCTAGTTTTATAATAAAAATCTTTTTCTTGAGTTCCCACTCCAACTAAAGATAATTTAAAATTATCATCATCTAATTTTGTAACAAAATAAGTCAATGATGTAGAAAGTCCAATTATGGGAGATTCTGTACAATTATATGTTATGATTTCTCCATTCAAGTACCCATGATTTTTTATATTAATACTATTTGAGTATGTATTAATACCAGCAACACTTGTGGTGGTTTTTTTGGATTGATATCCAACACCAGAATTTGTGATCGTAATAGATCCTATTTTTTTCTTTAAAGATGAAGACTTGAATAAATGAACACCAGTACTAAGAGATGTTAATGATATTTCATTAATTCCCAAAATTGAATCGTCAAGATTTTTATGTAATTTTATCGTATAAGAATCTTGAACAGAAACATAATAAATCGATTCGGAAACTAACCCACCAATAACAGACTGCCCTTCAGAATTGTATATTACTTTCTCATAATCTCTAAATTTATGATAATCAATAAATTGAATAGTGTTATTTGATGTGCTAACTCCAGAAGTTGCATTAAATCTAACAGAGTGTTCAAACGATACTAAATTTGCTATGGCTTTGGCGTCAGATCCATTTCCTCCGGTAATTCTAATAACGGGATCACTTACATAATCAAACCCAGAATCAAGGATGTCAATTCTTTCTAAGTTTCCCAAAACTGAGCAGTGTGCTGTCGCACCATATCCAATAGAATCTGTTATCTGCAAAAGAGGTGGATTTAAAATATCATATCCAGATCCAGCAGCAGTTGGATTGATTTCTGTGATTGGGCCATAATAAACATTATCTTTTGATTTATAATTGAGAACTTCAACACCATTAACTAAAATTCCTATAGGCCCTGGAATAGTAGTTGTATCACTAGATGGAGATACTATGTCTGATATTTCTCTTACTAATTTTTGAGGTTCTATTTTTAAAAGAGTTCCATCCGAATCTACAAATTTTTGATAACTAAATTGATTATCTGTTATAGAACCATTTACAGAAACGTAATTACCATTATTTAAATTTGTTCTACTTCTTGCAATCTTAATAATAGTTTCACTTACTCTTTTTACAAAATATGTTCCATCAGAAATTCCTAGATTATTATCAGATCCTCCAGATCTATAATAAACAGCATCTCCAGTATAAAAAGAATGATTTCCAATATTAATATCAGTTCCACTAAATGTACCAGAAAATGTAATAGATCCATCATCAACACTTAGAATTGTATCGAGATAGGTAGGTAGTGATGGCGAGGTTACATATAAATTTAAACCATCTTTATCACAATAAACATTCTGTACATTTGAAGTATAGATGTTTAATTCTGGATATTCACTAAAGTTAGTTTTTGAAAGTTTTTTGATAACTTTCAAGTTATCATTTGTTGGTAATAAAGATTCGGATCTTACAGTAAATGATTTTTCATTTCGATATCCAATGACAAACGCAGTTATATCAGATCCACCATTTCTTTTAATTAAGACTGTATCTCCAATAACAAAAGAGTGATCATCATATACATTAATTGCGTAAGTTTGTCCATCTGATGAGTCTAAAAGATCTATAGATCTTACATTGTATTCAACCTGAATATTGAAAAACCAATTATTATACTTTACATCTTTAATATATTTTCCTAACGAAGTGATTGTTACTGGATCATTAATGCTAAATCCAGGAATTGGTTTATCATGATAAATATCAGACAAAACACCAGTAACTCTAAAAGTAATCAAGTTACCATCGATATTAGCATATGCGTATGCGTTTAATCTTATTTCAGATTCAGATGGTATTTGATCCGATATTCCCGAGCAATTTAAAAACTGATTATTTGTTTTATCCGTATAAGTTATTATTATTGTTGATCCATTTTCCAAATCAACAACTAATTCTCCAGAAGATGGAAATCCAATAGTTGAATCTACATCAATTGTAGTTGAAGTTATATCAGTTATTGGTGTAATTATTCGGGTGCTTGGATGAATTGAAAAAGATCCAAAAATTGTCCCATCAACATCAATATCTCTGTCATATCCATAATCAAGACTTAAAATAAAATATTCCTTTTCTCCTCTTTGAATTCTTTCAACTTTAGTTACAGTTCCTCTAGCAGAATTAAGAAAATCTGTTTGATCTTGATAAATGGTTCTATTTACAATCTGATCAAGATCCCCACTAACAGATTCAACTACAAGATCATTATTAATTCTATAGTCAGCATCTGATGGTTTGATAAGATAATCTTGAGGCCTAATTACTTCTACATCTTGTCCAAAAAGAACTCTAAAAAGAATTTCAAAAGATTGTTCGGTTCCTTTTGATGAATAAAAATCTTTAGACTGTTTTATAAAAAGAGATTCATTTATACCAGAATAAAATTCTCTTTCTTCAAATCCTGGAGTAATTTGAGTCTTTACTTTTTTAAAAAATTCTTGAAGAAATAAAACACTTAAATTTTCAACTTGCGAACCAGAAGAATGATCTAAAATTTCAGATTCCGAAAATACTAATTGATCTGGATTATTGGGATTATCAAAAGAAGTAACTCCACTAAAACCACGAATACATCCAGTGAATGAAGTATTAGTTTTTCCAGTGTAAGTGATTATTTCATTGTCAATTAAAATAAGTCCATAAGTTGATGGAAAACCATATGTCGAATCGACAAAAATCTCATCATCTACAAATGATACGTCAGATGATAGGGTTGTTGATGTAGTTAAATTTGCTAAAGAATCAACCTTAATATATTGATCGATATTTTGAAGAATATCAAGAGTAGATCCTTGTCCCTCTAAGGCAATATAATATTGCTTTAAAAATTCTACTACAAGTGGAAACTCTTCTCTTACAAAATCTGGTAATTGATTTTCCAGAATTGAACTGATTTTAATTCTCGTTTCTGCCATTTTATTGTCTTATGTAATCTTCGTTTGAATAACTCGATGTCAAGATGTAGGATGATCCAGATATATCAAACCCAGATGAAATGTTATCTGCTACCATATTTAACACACTACTAGAAGTGTCTAATTGAAGATATAAATCTTGAAGTCCTATGATGTCATTTGATTTTGGTGTTGTTGAAATTTCAATAATTGGCTGGCCGCTACTAGATTTTTCTGTTGATAAAAAGTTTGTAGAATACAATATAATCTCACCACGTTCATAGTCAATTGTTCCGACAGAATCTCTTACAATTTGAGGTTCTGAAGAGGATAAAAGTCTAAAGTAAAAGATTCTACCAGTCTTGCCATCTTCATTTGGCATATCAGAAAGATAAAGTGTATCCGAAACCCCATCAATTTTAAATCCAGTCGATTTTACATTATATCCACTTTGACATTTTAAATAAAATTCATTTCCAAAACAAATTTCATAATTTGCAAAAGTGTTTAATCTAGCACTTAAATTTCTTCTGATATTGATTGTAGTAATATTTGAAGTTATTGCAGTATTGCTGTCATCAATAATTTTTAAAAATTTACTATATTTAAATCGTGCTCCATATTTGTTCAATTCACTCGATTCTGAATAATTTGTAATATTGTTTGAAATAATAGTTTGTAAATAATTTGCAGAAGGTGTAAGATTTGTATTGTAATATACTGTTGTATTGTATTCGATATAAAGATACTTAAGATCTAAGATTTCTGGAACAATTCCTGCCACGGAATATTTTCTTAAATCGCGTTTAAGATTTTCTTTAATTTGACTAGAAACAAATGCGCCATTAATAGGCTTAATTGAAATAAAAACTCTTCCATATTGAGGTGGATTCAATTCTTCTCCACCAAAAACTGAAATTGATTCTGTTTCTGGATAAATTGTAGGAACAATTGATTCATAATCGGATGCTGTAACTGCTCTATTTTGAGAAGCATAGATTCTCGTAGCATATTTTTTGATCGATTCAACGGATTCAATATCAGATCCACCTCTTGCAATAGTATTTGCAGTTAAAACTGAAACTCCACCAGTAATTACGCGATCATTATTATCTACTATTCTTCCATTAAATGAAAAATTAGAAACTCCATTTGCTAATTCTCCACTTGTCGTAATATAAGAAACTTCAATGTAATTTGAATCTTCTAATGCTGCTCCAAATATACCATCACCAAAAATTAATTCATATCTTTGATCTTCAATCTCCTGAATAAAGAAAACTTTTGAGTCTGAAGTCACATCTAGTAAACTACTTGCTAATGTGAACTTTCTAGTTACCGTACTTGTCTGACTATTTCTAACCAAAACTGAAATACTACTCGTATCAATACCAGAATTATCTAAAATAAATTTTTGATTCGGATCATTTGCGTTTACGGTAAAATTTTTAACTAAAAATGTACCCTCATAAACATCAACATTATCAAATATTGCAATTCCTTCCGTAACTGGTACAGTAATGTCTGCAGGAACTGTAAAACTAAAACTATTTTCACCAAATCTTTCACTAGAAACACAAATAGTTCCTTTTTTTAAGGTTAATGTGATTGGAGAAAAACTATAACCTGTAGTATCGATAAAAAATGATATGTTTGCCCTTGCAGCTGTTTTTGATCTTGGGACATATCCAATATTTCTTGCAAGAGAAACAACATTTTCCCTTAATGTTGCACTATCAATAAAAACTTCATTGCTAACCATGTTAGCATTGTATGAAGAAATGTAAGTGTTATATGCGAGAACATCGATAATCGTAGATAAGTTCGATCCCTCAAAATCATAGTCAGTAAAATTTGAATTCGATCTAAGATAATCCTTAATCGAAGTCTTTATTTGATCAAAATCTAAATTTGTGAAGTTTACTAGTGCCATTTATCGTGTCGGCTGTAGTGCAAATGTTAATTGTTGCGGTAATACATCGATACCGACGATATAATATCGAATTGTGACATTAAATTCATTATTATCATAGTCGGGATTCACATCAACACCAATCAAATCAACTCTTGGTTCGTAATTATTGATTGTATTTTCAATTTCATCTTTCAAAACCACTGCAGTAAGATCATCCATATTCTCAAAAAGTGTTCTTGAGACTTTTGAACCAAGATTTTGATTGAAAAATCGCTCTCCAGGTTGAGTAAATATCAGATTTCTAAGAGATCTTGCAATTGCAGTTTCATTTTTTACTGCAATTAAATCGTCATTCACTGGATTTATCTGAAATGACATACTAATATCTTTAAATCCCTTACTTATCCTTTCCGTTGGCATGAAAAAGTGATGAATTTGTTTTATTTATTTGACTTTTCTTCTCTTTCTTTTGATGTTTTCCAAAAATATTCATCCTCATTCCCCAATCCATCATGTTCAAACCCATTTTCAACCTGATAATATCGTGTTGATACCTTAAAATCAGGTTTTTTTGGATCTTTTGGTGTTAAACTATTGTCATATATCCTTATTCTATTGTTTGGATACAGTGCAAATTGTCCATTTGTCAACTCAATAAGGTTATGAGACTTATGTTCTGTTGGATTTTCACTTGTAGCATAATCAATCACATCAGGATCTTGATGATAATTATCTAGAGTACATACATAAGTTCCTTTTTGAGTACCAAAATCCCTTGTATATAATTCATAACTCATTGAACCGATGAATTGTTTCTGTACAGCCACGACTCCATAGTCCATACAATTCCAGAATTGGAGGTTAGGTAAGTCAAGATCGGGAGAAGGGGTTTCCGGGCGACTACAGAAGGCACTGATAGGCAATTTATCATACATTGCTGCATACTCTGGTAAATAAGTTTCAAAATAAAATGCACGTCCTGGCATTGATTTTGCAGTTACCCATACTCCCTTTACAAATTCACCCCATCCACTTTGATGATCTGTAAGATATTCTTTTCGTACCCATACTTCTTGTGAAGGTAAATTGCAAACTAAACAAGTCATAGGAAACTTTATCTCTCTTAATAGTTATAAAAAAAGAGATGCATTGCTGCATCTCTTTTAAATTATTTACCTTGTCCTCGATATGGTTTTCGAGCTTTATTACGACTACTATCTGCATACTTAGTATGTTTACCAGAACCTTGTCGTGTATTCTTTGGTTTTGATTCAATTTTATTTAAAATTTTCATTCTGGAATTTCCTCTAATTCAATTTCATATGGATCATAAACTTCATTATTATAATATTCCTTTGCCATATCTTCCAAAATATCCATTGCTTGATCTTGAGAGAGATTATGGTAGATCTTACGTCCTTTATAAAGAATATTATAACTCATATGAGAGAAGCTTAGATAACGCGAGTTTTTTCGTGTCCAACACGAATTCTTGGATCACACCAAATATCAAAACCTTTTTCTTTTGCATCAAGACAGAATGAGACATCTTCTCCACACATGTCTTGAACTGCACCTGATTCAAAGACTTGCATTTTTGGAGCAAACCAAGGGTATTCAAGATTTTCAAAGACACCTTTTTTAATAAGTACCCAACCAAATCCTGTGTAATCCACTGTGAAAGGTTTACGACGTTTTGAGATACTCTCCACAGTTTCGTGATTCATCACACCACCATTACGTCGGAAATCATCTTCTTCCAACCAGTGAGCTACTGAGGTTGTGCGTCCATCTTCTGTTGCATACCATCCTGCAACAACTTCTTTTTCTTCACCTTCTTCATTCAGTGCAAGATCGCAGAGTTGCCAGAATTTTTCTGAGGTAAATACGATATCACTATCAATCCATAATTGATAATCATATTCAAGTTTACCATCCCAAGGAATTTGATTTGGCCCTCGAAGTACATTTGCACCTAATACTTTACAACGTGCAAAATTAACCATTGATGAGTAATCTTGTGAAATTTGAATACTCATTCCATTCTGAACCATGTCAAAACAAAGTTGAACAAAGTTCTTTAAAAATGTAAAAGAACATCCTCGTCCAGGAAGACAAAATACAATTGACTTTCCTCGCATTCGTTCTTTAATTGCACTAATATCCCATTCTTCTTGTTTTGGTTTTGGTGCAGCAGCTTTTACAGTAAATCCTTTTGCCATAAGATTGAAGTAACTTCAGTTCAAGTTTAACAGTTTATATATCCTTTGTCAATATGATGGACAATCATATGAAGTATTATTTTCTAATAATAACATTGTCTCCTCATATGACAAATCCTCAATCGTATAATCAGTTTTCATTAAACCAACCATACTCTTGAGTTGTTTCCATGTGTGCTTAAATTCTTCCTCTTTAAGTGAATGAAATAAACACTTATCCTTTGCGTATATATGATAAATCTTTTCCATATAAAAAAAATTCTCCGGATTTTTTTCCCGTAATGTTATTTCATTACTGCATTATATATCACTACAAGTAATATTCCAAGGGGAAATCCAATGATACGAAATACCTTACCAGGATATCGTATCATCCATCCTGCAAGTATGACTCTCCAAAAATTCCAATATGGTGCCCCCTTCACCTTCCGGGATTTTTTTATGTACATGATATTGATCGAGCGATTTGTCACCTCTGTAGGTTAGGGTAGTTAGCTATTTTTATATACGTTACGCCGCCGCGAACGCATCAATCAACGACACAAATAACTGCCGCATAACGCATAAACATACTAACAAAAACGGGGAGAACTGTCAAGAACTCCCCACGAGTAAGTATCAATCAGAAGAGGATATCTGCAATCTCATTGATAGTTTGTTCGGACTGAATATCCTCTACGATAACATCAAGAATCTCAAGAATTTCAGAACCAGTGTTACCTTGACGGAGCATACCAAGAGCAATCGACTTAGACATGATTTAGGAAGAAAAGTGAAGTGAACTGATGGTGAGTTTAATGACATCACCAGGTCAATTGTGCATCAGGCAAAGGTGTAGCCATTCTCGAAATCTTTTTCGACTTCGTTATCACTCACAAACCACTTAAAATTACGCTGATAGACACCATCGGTGGCAGCATTACAGAAGGCATTGATGATAGCATTCAGGCGAGACTTTGTAGTGTTGGACTGCCAACCACCGTCAAAGATAGTCATGTAGTCATCACCAATCTCAGCAATCTTGTTACCGTGAAGATAGACACGGGAGACACCATCACTATCGGTGGAAACCTCAGTGTTGCCAGACTTCCAGCACTTGCTATCACGAATGGCGGCGTACATTTGCTTTTCGATCTTACGCATGATGAGAAAAAAGAGTGTGGAAAAGTGTAAAGAATTAAATCAATTGTTGAGGAGATTCATAACATCATCCTCCATCAATTTCAGATTAGAGGAATTCCATTGATCCTCAAGAATCTCACCTTCATCACTATACAATTCACTCACCCAGTAATCATAAATCATCTGATTGTGCTGAGAAAGATTGTAGAATGCCTGAGAGATTGCGTCCTTAATGTTTGAGGTCATGATCGGTCTGAGTCCTTACACTATTGAGACACTTTAGAAGCTTCGGTTACTATTAGTTGTGACCAGAAGAGTGATATAGTTTGTTGCAATCTTGCATTTGAGCTTTACCTGATCTGCGACGAGATGCTCTCATTTTAACACCTAAAACAGACTTTCGTTGATACTTAGTCGTCGAAGGTAAAACTGTTACTTTAACTTGCAATCCTGCTCGTTGAAGATCATTTGCAAGACCTTCCAGATGTTGAATTGAATTCATGTGAATCTGTGTCCTTACACTACTAGAACACTTTCGAAGCTTCGGTTAAGTTACCTGTGGAATAAAAGTTTTCCACAGTGTATCTCTCCTCTTAGAGTTCGTGTTACTTGTGGAATAAAAGTTTTCCACAAGTTATCTACCATCTCACAGGATTTGACAGGTCTTCAATGTATGCTTCACAACTCTCATTACCTTGCAATTCGAATAACTCTTCCCACTTAATCTGATGAGGATTAAAGTCATCCAGGGCATCAATCTCTAAAGTGATACGATACTTACTCTTCTGTGCTGAATGATAGATAGCAGGCATAGATCCTCGAAGAATGGTGAACTGTTCCTATTGTAAGATCTCAGAGTGATTCTGTCAATCTATTGTGTGTATTTA